GTGCTCCATAGCTGCATAGATCGACCCAGTTGTCGATGTGTTGGGCTGATTGATTAGTCCGTGCAAGTTTAACGAGCACCATGATCCCTGCCACCTGATAATCGTGGATCGGTGTCTGTAGGTATGCACTGAGGAGCATTGCGGTGTGTTGCAAATTATCCGCAGGGTGACCATACGATAGCCCACGATCGCGGATTGTGTCTGTTGCGGTAAGTAGGATTTCATTAGCGCGCATCTGTTGTCACTCGCTGAAATGACTTAGCCACGATCAAGCCTTCACGCTTGCCTTCGTTAAAGCCTTTAGCCCAGCCTACTAAATACCATAAAGCATTAGCTGCGAGTAGCAGCACAATCATTGGCATCTCAAAGCTCATTATATTTCCTATCTGTAGCAGTGCCCTTGACTGCTTACAGAATTAGTGTGACAGAAGTGTGCGACTAATCAAGCACATTCTGGTAACGAATTGATAACGATTATCTCGGCCTGCCGTAGGACTTGCCAGCCACGATGAATGTGCCGTCCTTTTCAATGTGGATCAGATCAACCTGAACTTTACTTTTGTTCACATAAATGATGGCAAAAGCCTGTTGCCAGTTGGCAGAGCCTTTGGTGTAATGAGCCTGCTTAAAGTCCATAAGATTGCCTACCTCAACACCATGCAAGACACGCCCTATACGGCCACCAGAGGCCTCTGAGAAGGCCGAACGCCCTGCCCTGTGAGTATGTCCTGAGATGACATTCTTTCCGTGCCTACGGGCTGCTTCAAGGGCTGATAGCCCGCCCTGTGGCTTGATGGGTGTGTGGTCTCCGTGGACTGCGATCCAGTTAGGCGCGATAGGCATAGGGTTTTTATGAAAGGTAATGCCTAGCTCATCGAACTTCATAAACTTCTCAAAGCGCAGCTCTGGCAATGCCCCGAATGCAGGTACTTTAGCCATGATGATGTTATAGAGGCGATCTGTGTGATTGCTGCGGATGCAATCGGTAACACCTAATTCCCACAATAGGTTCACGGCTTCATTGCGGTCATCATCGAGAGTCTGGGCGTAGCTGCCCATCCGACCTTCTTCCCACTTGCTTATTTGTGGTAGGTCAATTTCATCGCCAATGGTCACGACTTGATCTGGCTTAAACTTCTGAATAAACGAAGCAAGGTTGCGAGTGGCAACCCTGTCGTGATAAGGCACTTGAAGGTCTGAGACTACGACAATGCGCTTAATCGTCATCCTCATCGTCCTCGTAATTACCGTACTTGTCCGGCAAGACAGGATCGGGCAATATCCAATGAGGATAAGACTGTGGCTCTGTAATCATGAACATCGCAATATCCTCAGCAAAGCCTGCTCTTTTAAGAGAGCAGAAGTATTCATAAAGCCCGATGCAATATGCATCTAACTTTGAGTAGCCCTGATCCTCTAGTGCCTTAGTTGCTTTTCTTGCCATAGCACAATGCTACCTGTCAAGCAAGATGTTATAGATCTCATCGACTCGCGTGTTGAGTCTTTTGATCTCAGATAACAGGTGTGTGATTACATAGCCAGACAAGCCACCGAGAGCTGCAATGGTGGCAAGGTAAAGCGTGAAGAAGTCGGACTGTGTCACTTCTTGATGCCGAGTGCTGGATCGTTAGGCGACAAGAATCGCAGAACAGGTGGAAGGATTGAAGCAATACCTGCTGCAATCAATGCCTTTGGATCTGTTACCCCGGCAGATGCCATAGAGATAACTGCCACTAAGAAGGCTCTACCCCAAGATCCTGCTGCTGTCTTTAGTTCATTCATTAGATGCTCCTAACATAGGTACTTGAAAAAAAGCCCCATCATTGTCAGCTTCTTTCTTAAAGCTAACATGCATGTGCTTAGTGTGTTTGTTAGCCCCTGTGTAATTGCGCCACTTCCAGTTAAGGATGCTGGAGCAGATTCGTCCATCAAAAATGATGTAACTAATACGCTTGTCTGCTTTTGACTTGGATAAGGTACGAAGCTGATCAGCAAGATCTCCCATGATGTCTGGCTTACCGCCCTTGAATAAGTCTTTGTCCACATCAATGGCACGAACCCAGCCCTGCTCATCAGGATTATGATCTGACTTGCGAGCAGCGTGTCGGGTATCACCGATCCAACCATCCGATGTGCGGTCACGATCTGGGAACGAGTCATCGATCTGCTCCCTTAACTGTGATGCAGCTTTATTTAATCTCGGCTTCATGGAGCAACTGGCAACTCAATCGCTCTTGGGTCTAAATTGCTTGCTGGAAGATCACGCAATGCTTGGCGATAGTTAGCCCATGCAGCTTGATCAACAGGTGCATCTGCTACCTGTGTCCAATCTGTGCGCGCTAGTTCAGTATCGCGCCAGTAACGCATACGCGCTAAGTAAGTAAGATCATCGACTTCATTGTCATTACCCATGTTAGAAATAAACTTAGCCATTATGCCACCTCATAAACTGCAACGAATTGAAACTTATAACCATCTCTAATGAAACCATCTGTATTGTCGTATGTTGCTAAATAAGCAGTTGTGGAGTTGTTTTCTACTCTTACAACACCCGTTTTGCCAGTAAGTGCGTTTTCACGAAGTGCGCCAATAACATACTGATTGCCCGCACCATCATTTTTAGAAGTAAAAGGCATAGTGACAGTTAAAACATTTCCTTGTGCTGTTCCAGCAGTCGTGATAGTTATTGAGATTTTAGTGACACATACTTTACCAATTCTTAAATAACTCCCAGTAGCAGAGGCACTAGTAAGTGTGCCACCTGTTGAACCTAGGGTCGGAGTATAAGAAGTAAAAGCATCAAGATTCCACTTAATGCCAGTTGATTCTGCTGAATCTGCTTGCAAGAAAGCGAAATTAGATCCGACTGCTAAGCGGGCTGGAGTATCGTTTGCTGTAGCTGCAATAAGATCACCCTTAGCATCAACTATTGCGTTTTGGATAGCATTGCTGTCATCCTGTGCAACCCATGAGAAGTCCATGTCTGTGTTAGATGCCTTAGCAAGTACCTGACCTGTAGTGCCACCCTTTAGATCGACAAGAGAAGCATCGATGGAATCGCCTAGAGTCTCAATGGCTACTGCGCCATCCTTGACTAGGTCAGTACTGGTTGGTACTGCCCAACCAAAATTAGGGGTTGTTGTTGCCATTAGGTTAGAGCTCCGATCGCTTTAGACCACTGTAGTGTACCATTTACGCCACTCCAGATGGTGTTAGTTGGAATTACTGTTGCCCATGTCGGGGCTATAAGAGAGAAGTCTGTAGGTGAGACATAGATAGTCGCATCGACAAAAGATGCCGTTGCTCGGATTGAAATGCCTTCTACAAAGCCTGAGAAGTACCCCTCGAACATGTTAAAGGGTAGGTTAGTGATAACTACTGGCTCGCCAAAGAATAGGTTAATAAGGTCGTTTCTAAGGGCATTAGGCATAAGCGGATTGTCAAGTCTGAAAGTAATCTGGTCAAGCTGTGTTCTAGGTACTGAGCGCAGGGCTAGATCGCGTTCGATGATGTCCTCGATATCTGCTAGAAACCGAATGTTGGAATCGAATGTCCTTTGGTAGCGACCATAGGCGGTGATTGAAGCATCGTCTGTGGCTGAGTATGTGCTGCCGTAATCATTGCCATAGCGCACAATCTCGCTGTTACGGATCTTGCCGATCTGTAGAATTGACTTAACGCTGGCAGGTGAAGCGTAATTGCCGTCTAACTGGGTTGAGCCGTTAGCTGCTAAGTAATTACTTCTATGATCTGCATCTGCATATGAGATGCGACCCTGCTTGTCCTCGTAGAGCGTTCCGAGTGCGCTGTCCGCTATCTGCTGAACTAAGGTCTGAGTGTTCCGATCAGCAGCTGAAAGATTGTCCATCTGATACAGACCAGCATCGATCTCACCCAATCCAACATTCTCAGCATTAGCCCATGTAGTAGTCGGATCGTAATTGACCCATTGAAGGGCAGGTGCTACTTCAATCCATTCATTGACTAGCAGTTCCTCTAAGATAATAGCGATCTGTTCGCCATCTAGATTGTGTGCCACAGAATCTGTGTAGATAGCCTTAGGCAGTTTAGCCAAAGCACCGACTGCAAGTATCGTTCCAAGAGTGACATACCCTGATTCCTCTGGACTTCTGACTGAGGTTGAAAAGTCTGAGACTGTGCCACCGAATACAGGCACATAAGTGCCACCGCTATCTTTGAGCTCTAAGGTCAGGGAATCTGTAACATCGATATCAAAAAGGGCATTAGTGGAGTTGATGATGTCCATACGGGCATAACCTGCTTGACATTGGCGATCGATGTCAATGCGCCCTGTAGTCAGATTAACGCCTGTGACATTTGTATAAACATTAGTCCCTACAGTAATGCGCCATTCTGGAAGCCATGTCATAGAGCTAGAAGTCCTGTTGCACTCGTACCTCGCTGGTAAGACTGGCGGACAACATCTTCCACAGCTCTAGCAATAGCCTCTGGATCACCAATGCCAGCCTGAATTGTAATGTTATAAGCATTAGCAGCCTGTGCTGCATAGCGTGAACCGCTAACCGCACCTGATACACCTGCTCCACCTGCTAGACCCTGCAATAGTGATGAGCGAGCAATGCTTTCTAGATCAATGGTAGAAGCCATCTGACTTGCAGCCGATGCGTTCTCCATGTCTAGCAAGTCTGCAAAAGCATTAGCGCGAGCTGTGGCTGCTTCTGCATATTCCAGAATAGCCCCAATAGATCCACCTGCCGTGGAGATAGGCGCAATGTAATCTCCTGCTGGGATTCCAGAGCCTAGAGATGCGCTTGTTGGAACCTTAGCCTTAGACAGCAAGTTAATCTCAGCCAGAAGTCTTAATGCTTCTTCAAGGTTACTAATGTTTATAAGGTCTTTAGGTTTTAGACTTTCAAGGATTGACTTGATGTCCTGAAGCTTTACATTCTGCATACCCAGTGCGCCAAGCACCTTGAGATCTGCATTGAGTTTAGCCGTGGCAGCAACAATGGCTGCTTCATCCTTAGCAGCAATAGCATCTTCTAGCGCAAGGATAGACTGCTTAACATTAAGGCGAGCAACATCATTAGCAACCTGCAATCTTTGGGCAGATGTAGTTGCCTTGCCTAATGCTTCTGCTTGAGAAGTGAGAGCTGCTGCAATCTGGATCTTATCCATGTCAAAGATTTCTTCACCTTTGAGAAGGGCAAGGTTAGCCTTATCGATTGCTAACTTTAAGCGAGCAGCCTTAAGTGCCTTTAATTCTTCTGCTGTGAGTTTCTTCTTAGCCCCTAAAGTCTTTACGACATAAGCAGCTTGAAGTCTGGCTAAATCTGCTAAGCCTTGAGCATTGATACCGCTTTGACCAGCAGTTGATGCTCTACCCGCTTCATTTAATGCAGAAATGTAAGCACCAATAAGAGGAATCATTTGGATGTCTAAGAATCCAACCCCCGGCAATCCTTTAAGTTTTTCAATCATTACACCAATGCCACGAATGACATCTGCCGTGTAAATTGCAACATTCTGCATAGAGCTTGCAAGATTATCAACTGAATCCTGATCGCCTAAACCTTTAAGGGCATCGATTAAACCTGTACCGATGATCTCAGAAGCGTTGGCAGCAGCAACACCTAATTTATCGATTGAACCTTGAAAGGTATTAGCAGACTGAGTTGCTGCTCCCTTAAATGTTCCTTCAAGCTGAGAGATAATATCCTCGAACTTGCCAGCCTTAAGATCTGCCTTTGATATGCCTACACCTAATCGAGATAATGCTGCATTGTTCCCCAGGTATGCACGACTTAAAGCTCCTGTAACAGATGCTAAATCTTTACCAGTTGCAGCACTTATGTCTAGCGAAAGATTAAGCAATCTTTGTGCTTCATTAGTATTCTGTGTCGCGACCGCTAGTGTCTGATAAGCAGGGCGCAACTTGTCATCAAGGATGCCGAACTCGGTCTGAAGTCTTTGGATGTAATCCTCAGAAGATGCGGCATCTCGACCTAATCCAACATTCTTGAGAGCTAGGGCTAATTGCTTTTGGGCTTTCTCATCTTCTGCTGCTGCTTTAACGGCAGCCTTACCATAAGCGAGAACGGCTGTTGCACTAAATGCTAAACCAAAAGCACCTGCAAGTTTTTTAACATTCTTGGTGAGTTTATCCGTTGATGAATCTGCTTGCTTAAAGGCTTTATTGCCTGTGAACTCCGCAGCAATATCAATCATTACATTAGCCATGATTAGCCTCTCGCTCTTGCATTAAGTTTATCTGCTGCGTTTTTAATAGCTGCCAATATTGCTTCTCTAGCCTTGCCATTGTTTTCTTCATAGGCACGGAACAAAGCGCGACCTTCCATTTTCTGATCGCCCTTCATCTGGGAGCTGTACTTGCCTTGCTGATTCTGTACGAATCGGCTTTGTGGAGTCTTACGACCCATAGTCTCATAAATTGCTCCAGCAGCACTCTTATTGAATACGCGAGCAAGAGATCTAAAGCCTCTGCGATTAGGCTTAGAAGGTGTGGTCTTATAACCAATGCCACCCTTTACAATTCGAGCATTATAAACAGGAAAGCGCGCATCTGAACCCTCACGGGCTAGCCATCCACTAAGGACTTGACCATCATCTGGCAGATAGCCTTTAGCAGCCTTTGTAATGGGCTTTAGAGCTGCTGCAACCTCTTTGGGTAAAGCCTTAGCAAGATCAGGACTGAAAGCGCGTAGAGACTTTCTAAGAGCGATTCCGCCCTTTACGCTTGCTGGCATCGCTCACCTCTTTCGCTTCGTCCTTAAGCCCTTGCACTAATGCATCGAGCATGATCTTATCTAGATCTAATAACTAGATAGGTGAACGGAAGATCGCGCTTTAAGCTAAAGGGTCTGAGTCTAATACCTCAACACTCTTAAGTGTCTCGATAAACTCAATCCCGAAAGGCTTAACAGATTCACCTGCTCTGCGTGTTACTTCCCATGCTAACCAATAGACATCGCTCTGCTTTTCTTCATCGCGAAACGCCTTATGGAAGCCCTTTTTAGCGTATTGCTCGAATGAGTACTCCACTGCTGGAGTGATCTCGCCTTCCAATACGCTTCCATCTGTACGAACTATCTTTAGTTTTGCCATGAGTTTGCCCCTTTATAGTTTGTTTAGAATGTGCCTGTTGTGGCGACTGCAACTGTTGAGTTAGCAGTAAATGTGATTGACTGAGTAGCCATATCCCCTACAGCACCATTGATGTCTGTAGTGTTATTGATTAGCAATGACACTGTGTAAAGAGGGTTAGTAGCAGATACTGCTGTTCCCTTTTCCTGTAGGAATACACATGTGACTGTTGTACCCCATGCAGCTTGTAGTGTTGCCAATACATTCGCTGTTGCTGTGTCGTTTAGGAAGTCGATTGTTACAGATGATGCTTCCAAGCCCTTAACGAACTTGTGTGCTGTGTCACCCATCGCTGTGACTTCCAATTCGTCAAATGTGCGATTCAGAGTAATAGATGTTACATGGTCTGAAAGATCAACGGAGTTAATCTTCACACCGACTTTGTTATTTAGAAATACAGCCATGAGATTATTCCTCGTCTTTCTTTGTAGGTGCTGGCTTTGGTGCTGGTGTGCTTACTTGCCCGATTTTCTTCAGGAAGTCAGCGTTTTCTTGTTCCCACTCGGACATGTTTAGCTCCAACTCGTTAGGATTGATACGGACATCTCGCAGCTGAGTAGGTCACCCGATGCAGCGTTGAGAATACTTGGTGCGCTTATCGCGCTTACATTATAGGTCAAAGATGATGCAGCA